ATCAGAAGGTTGGGCTCGCTTTCAATATCCTACAGTAGCCAATCCTATTATTGACCCAGCTGAAGTTGAATCAGCTAGAGAAGATTTAGGAGAATTAGTATTTGCTCAAGAGTATCTTGCAGAATTTATTTCTGAAGGTGCACAGGTATTTAGGTCATCTTGGTTTAATTATTATAAAGAAGGTGTCGGAACGCTTTGGGCTGATGGAAAGAAATATAAAATAAACGAAGAACTTCAAAAATATGCAACTGTTGACTTAGCAGTCTCAACTAAAGAACACGCTGACTATACAGTGATATCTGTATTTGGTTATCACGCAGATGATGATAAATTATTTATGCTCGATATGTTTAGAGCAAGAGTAGAAGCACCCGATATTGTTCCTCAAATTGAAAGAATGGTTGGTATCCATAATCTTGAATGGGTGGGTATAGAAAGAGCTGGATATCAGCTTGCTATTGTACAGTTTGCTAGAAGACAAGGCATCAGAATTAGAGAATTGAGGGCTGACAAAGACAAGCGTTCACGGGCACTACCTTTGTCTGCTAAGATGGAGAGAGGATTGGTTTACTTTCCCAAAGACGCAGAATGGGTTAGTGAAGTTGAGCGAGAGTTGTTAACTTTTCCAATAGGTGCTCACGATGATATCGTGGATACTTTAGCTTACGCTTGCTTAACTAGCCAAAAGAAGAGGAAATGGCAAGCATATTAAATGGCTGAGAACAAAAGTTTTTATAGAAGAACTGTAGAGTATTTACAGAAACCACCACAGAGATTAGTAGATGGTCAAAAAAGAAGTTTATTAGATAGACACGATAGTGTACTAACAAGTAACTGGGGTTTTAATACCCAATCCGGTTACTTCCCACAAAAACTTATTGATGAAATGGGTGATGGATTAGGCAATTCAGCTGTAGTCGCTTGTATCAATGTTTTAACAACTTCTTTTGCTGAACCATCTTTAAAGGTTTATAAAAAAATTGAAGGTGGTAAAGAAGTAATAAGAAACCATCCAATGGAAATCTTAATGCAAAGGCCTAACGAATTTAGTTCGGGTGCTGTATTAGCACATTACCTTGTGACATCTTTAGCTGCTCACGGTGATGCATTCTTATTAAAAGTAAGAAATAGACAAAACCAAGTAGTTCAGTTAGTTCCTTTAATGCCTACATATGTCAAAGTTAGAGGAAATGAAAAAGAATTAATTACACATTACGAATATCACGCTGTAAAACAAAAAAACTCACTTTCACAAGATTACATAGAATTACCAAGAGAGAATGTTGTCCACATTCGACAAGGTATGGACCCGGATGACCATAGAAGAGGCTTTTCTCCTTTACGTTCAGTGATGAGAGAATTAGCTGGTGATGAAGCAGCAGGACAATTTGCTGTTGCATTGTTACACAATATGGCTGTACCCGGAGTTATCTTAAGTCCAAAAGATGACACAATGGGTGGTCCAAGTAGAGAAGAAGCTGATGCTATTGCACAAGCTTTTAAATCTAAGTTCTCGGGTGCTAATAGAGGTGCCCCTATGATTATGACAGGTGCTATGGACGTAGACATTGTTTCATTTACACCGGAGCAATTAAATCTTACTGCGTTAAGAAGACTACCGGAAGAACGTGTTTCCTCTGTTCTTGGCGTCCCAGCTATACTCGCCGGCCTCGGGGCTGGTTTGGATGCAGCGACCTACAATAATACGAAGGAACTTAGAGAATTCTTTACAGAACAGAAGATGATTCCTTTATGGTCTGCAGTAGCTGCTGAGTTAACTCATCAATTACTACATAAAGATTTCGAAGAAGATAATTATGAATACGTAGCAGCTTACGACTTAGAAGAAGTAAGAGCTTTAGCATCAGACAAGAAAGACCAAGTTCTTACTATGAACTCGGGAGTTCAAGGTGGTTTTGTTACTATTGCAGAAGCACGTAAAACACTAGGGTTAGAAGCCGATGAATCACACGAAATTTTCTTAAGACCATTAAATATGGTGGCTGTGCCCGAGGGTGAGACCGGGGTTATGACCTCAATGGAGGAGCCGGCTGCCCCAGCACAACCATCACAGGAATCTGATACTGAAGAAGAATCTGATGATGAAGAAGGCAAAGATACTTTAAACACTTCTAGATTTCAACCGGAAGTTAGAAGAAGCAAAAGAGTTATAGGTAAAAGACCTAAGAAAAAGAAAACTGTAACTATAGATTTAACAATGGAATTCAAAAATGCTGAACAAGATTTTATTATTACAGAAGATAAAGCTCCAGCTATTTCTGCTAAAGTTAAAGAAGTATTACAAAAGAAAGTAAAAGACCATAATGACAGTAATCCAAAACATAGAACAAGTTATGGAACTTTGGCAACTGTGTTCAGACGAGGTGTTGGTGCCTATAGAACAAACCCAGCTTCAGTGCGAGGTAATGTTTCTTCAGCAACCCAGTGGGGAATAGCTCGTGTCAACGCATTCCAAAAAGGATTAAAAGGTAAATTCCCTAGAAAGCCTTTTGACCAAGACTTGCTTCCAGCTGGTCATCCTAATAGTTCTAAAAGTAGTAAAGCAAAAGATGACATTACAAACTTTCCATCATCCGGTGATAACCAAAAAATAAGTTTAAGTAATTCAAACTTTAAACAATTTCCGGACCACGCTTATGTTAAAAATTTAAAAGAAAATTATCCGGGAATATGGAGAAGAGCAGGTACCGGTGGAAACCCACCAACTTCCTTCACTGGAAATGATGCATATAGTAACTGGACTAAGTACAGAGCTGGTGACAGAAGTGCATCTGTATTATCTTGGGTAAAAAGAAGAGAACGTTTTATGAGCCGACACTCGGGAAACACTAGACTAAACGGAATCATCGCTGTAATGAAGTGGGGAGGAGTTACAAAGTCCGGTGTAAGTGCTATGAAAAAAATTGTGAACGAGCAAAAAAAGAAAGAAGATGCTCGTCGTAAACAAGCAGATAACCTTATCTCTCACAACGACGATTTGACAAGTTAAAATAAGAGAGTAAATAAGGAGTATTTTTTATTATGGCTAGTGAAAAATTCACGAAGTCAGTCGAATTTAAAGCGACTGATGATACAAAAGGAAATGTTGAAGCAGTATTTTCTGTTTACAACAAATTAGATACAGACGGTGATGTAGTTGTTCCCGGAGCAATAAAGTCCGGTTTTAAAGATAACCAAGTTCCTATGGTATTCGCACACAAGTGGGACCAACCTATAGGAAAAGGAACAATTATCTCAGATGATGACAAAGCAGTATTCAAAGGAAATTTCTTTATGAATACAGAAGCAGGTAGAGAAGCTTACAATCTTGCAAAAGAAATGGGTGACTTACAAGAATGGTCATTTGGTTTTAGAATTCACGATTATGAAATTGCAGAATATAAAAGCGATGATATGGAAGAACCTGTAGATGTTCGTTATTTAAAAAATTTAGAAGTTTATGAAGTTTCACCAGTTTTAGTAGGAGCAAATAGAGAAACCTACACATTAGCCATTAAATCCGGTGAAGAAGCAGTTTATCAAAACTCCAACATAGAAGAAAAAGAAGAAGTAGCTCCCGAAGTATTCAGCACTGTAGAAGAAGCTGAAGCTAGAGCTAAAGAAATAGGTTGCGAAGGTTCTCACGAGTATGAAGTAAATGGACAAATAGTCTATATGCCTTGTAAAACTCACGAAGATTTTGAAGCAGCTATGGGCGAAGATGAAGACGATGAAGATGAGAAATCATCCGGAGAAGAGTCTTCAGAATGTTGCCAAGGTGATTGTTGCCAATCTAAAGAAAAACATTGTTCATATGGTGATGATGGTAACTGTGCTAAAGAAAATGAAAAAGATTTAAAGATTTCTGATGACGATTCCAGCTTGCAAGGAAAACGTTTTTCAGACGAGGTTAAAGATGTGCTTGCTGCATTAGAGAGCCTCATCGTTAGAGCGAAAGCAATTTCAATCTTACGAGAAAAAGATGGAAGGGAATTGTCTTCTAAGGCAGAATCAGCATTACGTGCTGTACAAGAGGACTTAGATGACGCTTGGAATGAGTTAGATAGCATTATCGGCTCTGAAAAAGAAGAAGAAGAAGTTGATGTTGACGCTGAAGTCGCTGAAGCTGAGGTATCTACTGAAGAAGTAGCAGAAGCTGTTTCTGAAGATGTCGAAGTTGAAGAAATCGACGAATCTGATTCTGAATCAGAACCCGAAGATGAAGTTTCTGAAGAAGAAGCTGAAGAAGAAGTATCTATCGATGAGGTAGATGAAGAATTTGAAGCTTTATTCGCAGAAGCACAAGGAACCATTTCAGAAGCTATTGTCCTTGAATTAGACGACGAAGAAGACGAATAAGTATAAGTATAAGTATAAATTTTGGAGAAATTCATAATGTCAGATTATAAAGAACAAATTTCCAAAAAGCGTGCTGAGTTAAAAGACGTATTTGATAATCCAGCAGAAGACGGTAAGTACTCTGCTGAGCAAAAAAATGCTATCAAAGGTCTTAACACAGAATTAGCTGAATTAGTAGATAACGCTAACATAGCTAAAAGCAAAGCTAAGAATGAAAAGGCTATGGAAACTGATGCATATGCACCGGAAGCTCCATCACAACCAGTTCAAACTTTAGGTGATGCTTTTGTTAAGTCTGCTGCTTATCAAAACTACAAAGCTGATGGTGTTAAAGGTGTTGACTCTACAGTAGGATTTAGCCCAATGGGTTATAAAGCTACTTTAGGTGCTGGCCTTACAAACTCTTACGCTCCGGAAGTTTTAAGACAACCCGGCATCCTAGAAAGTGCTCTTAGAGACCCGGATGCTGTTATTGGTCTTTTTGACCAAATTGAAACAGACCAAAATTCCTTTGCATATATGGAAGAAACTACTTTCACAAATGCAGCAGCTGAGCAAGCTGAAGAAGCAACTACTGCTGAAGCAGCTCTAGATTTCACAGAGCAAACAGCTCCAATCAGAAAGATTGGTGTTTTCTTGCCTGTAACTGAAGAACTTCTAGCAGATGTTTCCGGAATTCAAGGTTATGTTAACTCAAGACTAGCTACAATGATGAAATTGAGATTAGATTCTCAGCTTCTCAGTGGCGACGGAACTGCACCAAACATCGAGGGTATCCTTGATGCAGGTAAAACTAGTGTTGACGAAGTTGATTATTCATCATACAGTGGTGAATTAAAGCAATTCGGTGCTATTTATCAAGCAATTACAAACATTAGAACTGGTGCTTTCGTAGAGCCGGATGCAATTGTTATGCATCCAAACGACTGGTATCAATTAGTAACTACAGTTAGTGACTTCGAAGGTACAAGTTCAGCAGGTTATGCTGCTAACTCACCATTATTCGTTGTTGCTGGTGGTTTCGGTGATGCTCCACAACCAAGATTATGGGGTATTCCAGTTGTTCCATCAACAGCTATCTCAGAGAACACAGTTCTCGTTGGTAGATTCGGTGGTGGAGAAGCTGCTCACGTTGTAATGAGACAAGGTCTCGACCTTGCTATCTCAGATTCTCATAGCGACTTCTTCCTTAAAGGAAAATTGGCTATTAGAGCAACAATGAGAGTTGGTCTTGCTGTTTATAGACAAGCAGCATTCTCAAAAGTAACTTCTTTCTAAGAAGTTTCTTAAGATTACTTTGGAGGGGTGGATTATTCTGCCCCTTCAATTTAAAGAATTAAAAGGATTTTTATGGAATATATTAAAGTAGAAAAAGACATTTGGAAGATGCAGGATGGTACTTTGTTTGAAGGTAATATCAATGATGTTCCTAAAGGTAACCCATCTTCAGTAGCCAAAGCTGGAAAAGAATATTCTAAAGAGTATTTAGAATTTCACGGTTGGGGTAAAAAAGAAGAAGTTAAAAAAT